TCATAAGCAAATCCCGCATCAATTTTTGTTCCAAACATTTTATAAGAGTCAACTCCAGCAAACAAAGCGGTATCAGTAGTCAACGCTTCTGTAAACTCTTTATCCATTTCATCAATGAGACTTTTAAAATGATCAAAACGATGCTGAAGATTAATTTGCTTATATTTGAATTTATAGGCTGAAGCTAAAAGCAATAAATAAATTGCATGTCTTGTGGCTCGTTTAATGGCCCAAGAGACTTTAGTTGGGATGGTCAAAGGATATGACCACCCCAACTCTGAAATAGCCTGATCACAAACAAGTTCATAACCATCAGCAGTAATCAAACTGGACAATGAACTTAATTGAATTTTCAAATAATCTGTTAAATCATCTGCATCATTTAAATCCATGTCCATTTACCTCTTTAACGAACTTTTTTCTTCATTTTGATCTTCGATGGTTTACGAACTGCCTTTGGTTCCGCTGGTTCTGCTACTGACGGTTCCGCTGGTTTTTCTGAAGATTCTTCTTTTACCTCTTCAGGGGCTTTTTCTTTAGGTTCCTCAACTACAGGAGTTTCAATTACCGGAGTTTCAATTACTGGTTCAGCCCTTTCGGGGGCTGGCCGTTGATCAATGATCTTGGCCATTCCCCGACGGACTCTTTTCATGATAAATTCCGGAATAGGGTCAGTGAAAATTGTACCCGCCGAAATTATCTTACCGCTTGCTACTTTTAAATTAACAAGTAATTCAACTTTCATGATTGAACAGCCTCCCGGTTATTGATTAATACTCATCAAGATCAAAAGCAGTAATCTTGTAAGTGGTGTCCGGATAATAAAGAACCGGCAAACCTTTATCCTGAACACGCAACCAAATTCCTTCAGGATCCCATTCATCTTTGGTATCTGCATAGAATCCCCAACGACGGCTATTGCCATAAGGAGCTTCCATAAACTCGGCAATCTTTGTCCCATTCTGGGTATCTGCAAACATCAAGAACTCGTTATCCTGGATGAACTTTTTCCGCATGATGACTTTATCCCTGCCGCCAACAAAAGTAGCAGTAGGAGCCTGGCCAACTGTGATGGTGCCATTGACTTTATCAACAGCAGTAATCACTTCATCTTCGTAAGTATTGTATTCAACCATATTTACGAAACGAGCTTTACCACCAACTTCAAAGTCAGATACATCATCCAGATAAATCGTGGTGCCGGAAGCTGTAGTTGTGGTCAACCATGCCTGAACTTCGTAAAGTTCATCGTACAGCATGAGAGTACCAACACCCAACAGAGTTCCGATAACCATTGCCGGATTGGTAAACAAATCACCATTACCGAAATCGCTTTTCTTCAAAAGCGCCTGAATATTCGTATCGAACAGCAGGACTTTCAGCATCTGGGAATTGCAGATAGCGTAATTCGGTTTTACCATCGCATCATCGGCCAATGTCTGTTTGGCATCAAAAATGTCTTCCACAGCATTTCGAGAAGCACCATCTTTCCAATTACGAGCATCTTCCAACGTAATCAAATGACTGGTCGGAATGCCATAACTGACGGAGAATTTAAGACCACCAGCAATCTGATAAGTCAAAGTTCCGTCAATCAACATTTTTGCAGTCATCCACTCACGCCGACGGTCGCAACGATACCTGAGTTTCTGGGCACCGCGTGAAAGCTGGCGTTCGGCTTTATTATAAGTAGCCATAGTGCCGGGTTCCCGCAAGTTGTTCAAAAACTCCTCGTCAAAATACATTTTTTCTTTCCAGAAAGCGGCCTTTGCGGAAGCTCCACCGAGTCCATCAATACCAATTGCAGGAGCAACGGAGCCCGGAGCCACAAACGGTGTCATGCCTCCCGAACCATATTCAATTTCCCATTCAATCGTATCCGAATCATACTGGGCTGTCGGAAACAGATTTGAGAAGAAATTGCTGGGAGGCCGCACAAAAGCAGAGATCAGCTTATTCAATACAATAAGCTGAAGTGCCGGTATTCCTTGAGATCCTTTCATAGTTAACCTCCCCTTATTTCATAATGAAGAAACGCCCATCTACAGCTCCCAGTGAAGCAATTGCTTCTGCCGTGAGATTGTACATGGAGTTCTTGTAAAGAACACAGTTTGAGACCACTACCGAAGTAAGGGCTCCTAACGCTTCTGTTCCAACACCTGTATCCACGTCTTTATCCAAAACGTAAGCGGCAGTGGTGTATTCTCCAGAAGCACCTGCTTTCACATGAACATACGATTTTTTAGCAACCGTAAAATTAGTATGTGAAAATGCTGTAGTCGTAATATCGGCATAGATTGTGGAAGTGGTTCGATCAATTGCTGTAATAGCGGCGGCGGCAACAGGACCTTCATCACTATCATTATCCAAAACAAGATCATCACCAACTTCAAACATGTAAGAATCTTCAATGGACACATAAACATGACCAGAAGCACAATCTTTTACGATTGCAGCAACGCCGATTGCCGAAACTTCCCCCAAAACCACCGAGGTGCTGATCGGAACATAAGGAACAAGTTTTCCTTTTCCTCCTGCATCCGACAAATTAACGGCCATCACAGTTCCTGCTTTCAGATAACCATAACCCGCCTGAACGGTCTTATCAATGATCAAAGCAATGTCTCTTACCGAATGAAACAATGCTTTGATGCCAGCCCCTTCAGGGTAACGATTCATCTGAGGAACGGAACTACGAATACCTGTCATACTGGGTGTATTCATACTTTCTCCTCCTTAATTAAATTAATATCTTTCACTTAAAACAATCAAATTTTAATGTTTAACTTCCTGTCCCACATGCTTCAGCATACGGGTAACAATCGAATCCGCGTTATCCTGCGGGGCAGCCTTTGTGAAAGACATTCCCAGAATGGACGGCTCTGAAGTTCCTTCAGTGGTAATCCAATCTTTCAATTCAGTCTCAATGGCTTCCGAAAAAGCAACTGCATCCAGTTTCTCATCCTTCACAAAAGATTCATGACTGATCTGTTTGCGAATTTTGGGACGGAGTCGCTCCGGGATTTCATGCTTTACCATGATTTCCGCAAAGACGGTTTCCGCAGAGGATTTAATACCTTCCTCTTTCTGGATCGCCATGACTTTCTCCACTTTCAGTAAACGAGCTTCCGTTTCTGCATTAAGAGAAGTCAAAGTTTGCTTTTCCGCTGTCAATGCCGTGATTTTACTTTCCAGATCAGTTCTGACGGCGGCAAAAGCTGTTTCAGCTTCCGCTTTGCCTTCAGCAATAACCTGAGAATACAAATCCGGATGTGCGGCTTTAAATTCATCTAACGTCATACTGTTTTCCTCCTTATTTAATGTAAACGACCCTTGTATTTCAACTTCCACTTCTTCATTTTCGGACATTGCGACCGATTTTGTGTTCGAGTCTGCCCCAAATGTCGTGACCGAACACTCTTTTAATACTGACTTTCGCCAGACTGTGCCAGGACCTGTCATCGTGAAGCCATTTACTTCACAAGTTTCTCCTTCTTCTAATTTTAATATTTGAGTTGGACGTGCTTGAATAGATGCTTGATAAGGAAAACCTTCTTTTGACAATTTAATAAATTCTCGGGCAATATCTGTGTCCACAAATGATGAATCAAGTGGAATAACTTCATGTTTTTCATTCACACCAAATTTTCCAAAACCAATTTTTTCGGAAGTATTATGATCATGCAAAATGGGTATATTATTTTCTGAAAGAACCATACCATCGGTATCAATTGCCAAATCACCCCAATACCAATGATCTTTGATAATTTTACCAGAATAAGCAACCATGCTTAATTTACTTTTTGAACCTTCTCCAGAATCTTCAGCTTTTGCCAAAGAATTTACTTCACTAAAACATAAAGCGGCTTTACTTATTTTTTTGGTTTCTTTCATGACTGCCTCCGAAAACTTGCTGTTTGCTATTCTTATAGCCTTTGGGGCACAAGTTTTATCCGTTCCCCCTTTTGCTAAACAAGCTTTATAAGTGCTGTTCGCTATTGACACCCATTTTGCTTTTTGAGCAGGTGTCAAACCCTTTTTATGACTGTCTACATCCGACACGGTCCAAGGCATTTGAC